AAACAATCGCGTACAAAGGCTCTAAAGGCTGCTGGCGTGGATGTTGGTGGGTCAGGTGAAACCTCAAGGAAGACATATCGCCGTGCTGATCTTATCCGCTTACGTATGACCGATCCAGATCGCTATGAGCAACTAGGTGATGAAATCATCAAGGCTTATAACGAGGGTCGAGTTAAATAATTACTAATTTTTAGGAGTATATAATATGCCATTAGGTACAGCCCATCAGACAGTTACGACTGCTGATAAATTCATTCCACAAATTTGGAGTGATGAAGTTGTTGCAACATACAAGCGTAATCTTGTCCTTGCAAATCTCATTAAGAAAATCAACCTTGCTGGCAAGAAGGGCGATACTGTCCTTCTACCTAGGCCAGGTGCTCGTGGTAATGCAACTGCTAAGGCGGCATCAGCGCAAGTAACCCTTGTTACCGACACTGCAACAGAAGTTACCCTATCTCTCAACCAGCATTTTGAGTATTCAATTCTTATTGAAGACATCGTTGATACTCAGGCACTAACCTCAATGCGTCAGTATTACACTGATGATGCTGGTTATGCACTTGCTCGTCAGATTGATACTTCTTTGATTCAACTAGGCCGTCAAGTTCAAAGCGGTACTAACACTGCTGCCTATAGCGGAGCTTTCTCAGGTGCTGACGGCACTACCGCTTATGTTGCAGGTACTAACACTGGTTTTGCTGCTCTAGCTGATTCTGCCATTCGCCGTTCAATTCAGCGTCTAGACGACAATGATGTTCCTATGGATGGCCGTTTCCTACTCGTTCCTCCTTCAACCCGTAACACCTTAATGGGTATTGCACGTTTCACTGAACAGGCTTTCGTTGGTGAAGGTGGTAGTTCTAACACCATCCGTAACGGTGAAATTGGTAATGTGTACGGAGTTCCCGTATTTGTTACTAACAATGCTGATACCACCTCTGGTAGTACTGCTACCCGCATTTGCCTACTAGGCCACCGTGATTTCGGTATCCTTGGTATGCAAAAGGAAGTTCGTACTCAGACTCAGTACAAGCAAGAGTATCTAGGTAGTCTCTTTACTGCTGACGTCATTTATGGTGTTGCAGAACTACGTGACTATGCTGCTGTTGCTCTAGCAGTTCCAGCCTAAGTAATTTAGGTAGGGTTCTCACTTAGTAGCCTTTGGGTGAAAGGTGAGAACCTTTATTTTTAGGAGATAGGTATGGCTAAGTTTAAATGTGTTGCGAGTGGTGGCGTATATGAGTTTGTCAACGAGCATGACATTGAAGGTATGAGGACACACCCGCAATATGAAGAAGTGTTTGAAGAAGAAGTAGTTGTCGTAGAAGAAAAGCCAAAGAAGAAAAAGCCTGAGCCAAGTGGTGAATGATCTTGGATACTCAGCAACTTATAAATAGTGTACTAGTTCTTGCATCTGGCGTTACTGGATGGTTTGCCAGAGAGTTATGGAACGCAGTTAAAGAGTTAAAACAAGACCTTGCAAAGTTGCGCGAGGAAATGCCAAAAGACTACGTTATGAAAGAGGACTATCGTAGGGATATTTACGAAATCAAAGAATATCTGTCTAAGATATTTGATCGTCTAGAAAACAAAGCAGATAAATAAGGGACACACTCATGGCACTACCAACATATCTGGAACTTGTTAATGACGTAATGGTTCGTATGCGTGAACCAGAAGTGTCCACTGTAAATCAAAACGTACTTTCTAAAATTGTTGGTAGGTTTATTAATGATGCAAAGCGTCAGGTTGAAGATTCATACACTTGGAACACCCTTTCAACAACCCTAACCCTTACAACAACACCAGCAACCTATAACTATGTCCTACCCAACACTGGGTCTAGGTTTAAGGTTAGTGAGGTGTTTGACAACACTAACAAGACAACACTACGTGCAATCTCATCTATTGAGATGACGCACTTCTTGTTTATGACTGCAACACCTCAATCTGGTGCTCCTAACTATTATAACTTTAATGGTGCAGACGCTAACGGTGATACCAAAGTTGACATCTTCCCTGTCCCTGATGCTGTCTATTCCATTTTCTTTAACATCTATCAGCCACAACTAGACCTCTCAACTGATGCAACCGTGCTCCTTGTCCCTAAAGAGCCTGTGGTACATCTAGCTTTTGCTAAGGCCCTTGTTGAGCGTGGTGAAGATGGTGGTGAGCAGAGTTCAGAGGCCTATTCCCTCTATCGTCAAGTGCTTGCAGATGCCATTGCAATTGAGGCTGGTCGCCATACTGAAGAAGATAGTTGGGTGGCAATTTAATGGCTCAAGTACTTCAAACCTTTAGTATTTCTGCTCCAGGTTTCTTTGGACTCAACACTCAAGACTCCTCTCTTGACTTGGCTTCTGGTTTTGCCCTATCTGCAAACAATTGCGTAATTGATAAGTTTGGACGTATTGGCTCTCGTAAGGGGTGGTCTCCACAAAACACTGCAATTAATGCTGCACTGGGTACGGCAGATATTAAGTCAATTGGAGAGTTAGTAACAAACGGTGGTGTCTCTTACACCATTTGTGCTGGTAATAATAAACTTTTTATTTATGCTGCTAATGCTTTAACAGAACTAACTTATGGTGGTGGAGGTACTGCTCCAACGATCACCAATAGCAACTGGCAAATGGCAGCACTAAACTCTCACCTCTATTTATTCCAAAGTGGTCACACACCTTTGGTGTTTGATCCCGCAGTTAGCACTACAACTTATAGACGTATTAGTGAAAAGACAGGGCATACAGGGACTGTACAAAATGGTAATGTTGTTATTTCTGCTTATGGTAGGTTATGGGTTACAGACACTACTACAGACAAGAATACGATTTATTTTAGTGATAGTCTTGCTGGTCATTTGTGGACGGGTGGTTCATCAGGTAGTTTGAATGTAAACACTGTGTGGCCTAATGGTGGAGACAACATTGTAGGGTTAGGAGCACATAATGGATTTCTATTTATCTTTGGCAGGAATAACATTCTTGTTTATAGCGGTGCAACTGTACCTTCAACTATAACATTAAGTGACACCACAACAGGTATTGGTTGTATTGCTAGGGATAGTATCCAGAATACTGGTTCTGACATCATCTTCCTGTCTGATACTGGTGTACGTAGTGTACTTAGAACCATTCAAGAGAAGTCAGCACCATATAGGGACTTGAGTAAGAATGTAAGAGATGATTTGATGCAAGGGGTTCTTGGTGAACTCAATGAGCCAATTAAAGCTGTCTATAGTCCCTTTGAATCCTTCTACCTTTTAACACTTCCCTTATCAAAGATTGTCTATTGCTTTGATTTAAAAACACAACTTCAAGATGGAAGTAGTAGGGTTACAACTTGGGATAACATTGAGCCTAAGAGTTTATTTTATAGGTCAGATAAAACCCTTCTGATTGGTAAAGAGGGTTATCTTGGAAGTTACACCGGAAACTCAGATAACGGTGTTTCTTATCGGATGACCTACTATACAAACCATACAGATTTTGGACAACCATCAGTTACCTCAATTCTAAAGAAGATTAAGGTTGTTGTTGTTGGCGGTACAGCACAAGACCTCATTGTGAAGTGGGACTACGACTTTAAAGAGAATTATTATTCACAAGCAGTTGGCATACCAGTGCAAGGTGTTTCAGAATATAACATTGCAGAGTATGGCATTTCAGAATATAGTGATGGAATTGCACTAAATACCTTAACCGTCTACCCAACTGGTGCTGGTAAAGTTGTTCAAACTGGGTATGAGGCAGACATTAATGGTAGTGCTTTAAGTATCCAGAAGTTAGAAATTCACGCTAAGAACGGAAAAACAGTATGAAGATAATGGAGGAATATTTTGTCTAATTACACAAAAGCAACTAATTTTGCTAGTAAGGACAGCCTACTTACAGGGAACCCCTTAAAGATTGTTAAGGGTACTGAAATTGACAATGAGTTCAATGCAATTTCAACGGCTGTAAGTACTAAGTTTGATACCACGGCATTAGCAGCACCTGGGCCTATTGGTGCAACCACGCCAGCGGCTATTAGTGGAACAACTATTAACGGAACCACTGGTACGTTCACAGGCAACGTGCAAATGGCCTCGCAGAATGGCGGTCAGTTGGCGGGGCTGCGGAATAAGATTATCAACGGGAATATGGGTATATTCCAGCGTGGGACGACGGCGGTTACTACTACAAACGTCTATGGCCCTGCTGACCGCTGGGAAAATGACGGAATAGGAGACACATTTTCTACTTCGCAGGGAGCTTTTGTTTCTGGCGATACTTTGTACGACACAGGCGGGGCGCAGTTTTATACGCAAATTGCCGTCACCTCAGTTGCTGGCGCAAATAACTATTACAAACTTCAGCAACCGATTGAAGATGTAAGAATACTTGCAGGGCAAACTGTAACTGTTTCTTTTTGGGCCAAAGCAGCCAGCGGAACACCATCTATTGCGCTTGAACTGTATCAGTTTTTTGGAACCGGAGGCAGTCCATCGGCAGATGTTCCCGGAATTGGTCAGGCACAGGCATTGACTACTTCTTGGGCGCAATATACAAAAACCTTTACCGTCCCGTCTATAAACGGAAAAACAATTGGCACAACAGCAAACACTAGTTACACAGTATTGGGATTTTGGCTAGATGCTGGAACCAATTTTTCGGGAGTTGGCGGACGCGCCGCTGGCATTGGGACGCAAGCCTCCAAAACCGTCAGTATCGCTCAGGTGCAGGTCGAAGTCGGCCCCGTAGCCACGCCATTCGAGCAACGTCCGATTGGGATGGAGTTGGCTTTGTGTCAGAGGTACTTCCAAAAATCATATCAAGCAGGTACTGCACCGGGAACAAATACAAATCTTTCTATGATTTCCGGATATGCAGCAGATGCAACTAGAATGACATCTGCTGTTAATAGGTTTCCCGTTGTTATGAGAACCCAACCCACCGTACAACTATACAGCGAAACTGGTTCACTTAACTTAGTATCTACAACTTCCGGTGTCAATACAGGATCATCAATGATTGCAAACATTATAGGTGACGCTGGCTTTCCAGAAATAACCGGAACTGGGTTAACTGCCAATACGGTAGTTAGAGCACATTGGACAGCAACCGCGGAGTTGTGAAAATGAACTACAAACTACTAGAAACATGCGTATTTGAACCAACTATCGGGGCAATTCCTCTTAACCCCGCCAACACCGACTACCAGCAATACCTCGCATGGCTTGCCGAAGGCAACACGCCTGAGCCTTATGTCGCCCCACCACCACCCATCCCCAGCACGGTGACGCGCTTCCAAGCTCGTGTGGCCCTTGTGCAAGCGGGTTATTTCGATACCGTTAACACCTACATTGCAACCCTTCCTCAAACAGATGTTAAACGTCTTGCTTGGGAGGATGCAGCAGAATGGGAACGAGCAAGCCCAACACTTAACTTCCTTGCTAATATGTTAGGCCTATCTGATACTGATGTGGATGATTTGTTC